TTTTGTACCGCGCTGTGCGTTGTCTACGTCAATAAGCAAGTTGTTGGCTCGAATGCTTAACGTGGCGTGGCCTGCGTCGTACAGCTCTTGGGCTATGTCGTCTAGACGGTCAATGATGCTGGCAGGTTTCGGTTCAAGGCTGCTCGGGTGTTCTAGCCGGCCAATGGCTTGGCGTAAGTCCTCGCATAGTTTGGGGTCGTCCATTGCGTAGCTGTAAGCGTGAGCGCGCAGATTACGTATGAGTATGTCTGTGGTTTTGGGTCGAGTGCCAGCCCATAGGTTTGCTAGGGCTTGGTCTATACGGTCAGTCGGGTTTACCATGTTGTTGTCCTTTTTCTAGTCGGGTTGAAAATAACTAACGGGTGTACGGTACCACAATTTTTGGCGCGCTGTTGCCTTTCCATGGTGCCCAACCGTGGCGCTTAAATAGGGCCAAGGCGGCTTTTAAGTTTTTGCGTGGTGACCAGAGTTCTTGCATGGCTTTACGGACTATGCCGGCGTCTTGTAAAAAGCCTTTGTTGCTGCCGTTTATTTGCATGAGGCCGTAACTGCCGGTGTATGGGTCGCGCTGGTTCCATGCTCGAGCAAAGCCTTTAGACTCGCGCGCACATATTTGCATGAGGCGTGGTATGTCACGTTTCTGCCAGCCAACTTCTAGGGCTAAAGCGGTAAAGAGTTTGCAGTCGGTTTGTACTGCTGCTTGTGTCTGTGTTGCCGGCACTAGTAGTGCAGCTGTGGCAAGTACGCCAAGTATTCGTTTCATGGTTTCTGCCTTTCGTCGGGATAGGTAAAAACCCTAATGGGGTTATTTAGTGTTTGCGCGTCTTTAGGCTGTAAGCCTTATGGTGTAACGGTTTCTGTGGGTGGTGCCCAGACGTTGCCTAGGACGTATTCCCAGTGCCATGACTCGAAGCCGGGCTTGCTTGGGTCGCCTGTGCCTATGTACCAGCCAAAACGGTTAGCGTTTTTTACTAGCCATTGGAATGTTTTGCCGGACGCGTTAGCAAAATCTACAGCAAGGCCCCAGCCGTGGTTAGAACCTTTAACGCCTGTGGGGTCGGGTGCCGCGCATGGTGCCATACCCTTTTTTAGGTACCACGTCTTGCCCTCAAATGTGCGGGTAATGCCTCTGGTGTCGTCTGTTGGCTTAGGGCTGTAGCGCTGCATGAATGCGTTGTATTGGACGCTGTACGGCCTGTACGTGTCCACGGTAGACGTTGGCTTTAATGTGATGCCGTCAGCCTTGGCGGCGTTCAACATGTGTTTGTAGCTGCGTACCGCGCACGTATGCAATTTGCCGCCGGGTACAGGGCCTAGCAACTCGTCTGGCAACTGGCCGTTTTTGTGGCCGGCTAGGTCTTTGGGCAGTTTAATTTTCTGTGTTGGGTACATCTTGTGCCTCTTGGTCGTCTGGTATGCCGTTGTTGTTTGCGTCTTGCTTGTTGCCGCCGGCTATCATCACGCCGCTTAAAGTGCCTGTTAGGAATAGGACTACTGGCGTCATGAGCTCAAAGAATTTTGAGTCCACTGGCGAAAGCTCTGAACCTTGGTAAACGAACAGTAAGCCAAAAAGCATTAGCGCCATGGTTAAGGCAAGAATGCCGGCAAGGACTAGCCCGACAATAAAACGTAGTCGAGCATTTAACTCGGTAGGCGTTAGGCGCGGTTTATTTAACACGGCCTTGTTTGTACTGTGTCTGACGTCGGGTTAGCGGCGCTTAAAGCCTTGTTTTTTGTTGGTATGCAGGGTTGTTGCTCAACACGGTTACCGCATGCTGTGAGTATTGACGCCAGCAAAAGCGCTACAAAACTAGCCCGCCAAATCATTGCGTGCCTCTGGTCGTGTGAGTGGTGCTGGTGGGTCTGTGTCGTGTGCCCATACGGTAAGTGTTTCGCCTTCAAGAGTCCAGCCTGAGTCAAAACCTGCGTCTCGTAACAACTCACATAATTCTTCATGCTTCATGCGCTTATCTCCATTGCTGTAATTGTGCTTCGGCCGGCAACTCCGCCACCTGCGTCGGGGTTGATGCCAATGCCATTCGGAAATGTTCCCGAGTATCTGCCGAATAACACGTTGTACACGCAAGCCGAGGTCGTAGCAGGAGAATGTAATATCTCCATCGCAGGCGTGAAAAACATATCCGAGCCAGCACTAAGTACTGCGCCTAGTCGGGTTCGATAGATACTCGTAGTTGATGAAACGCCGTAAGAAATACCGAAAACTGCGATGCGGTTTGTGTTTGCACCTGCCGAGTCAATGTTCCCCGAAATTGTTGCCGAAACAAGAATGAGGCTAGATGAACTTTGTGGCGTGATGCTTACATTTAAAGTTGATAGTTGCGGATAGTCGCCCGTAGTAGTTCGGATTATCATGTCCGAAGTGCTTACTATTTGTAGCACACGAAACGCGCCGCGCAAATCGTTAACGTATGCAGCGGTTAGGACATTGCCCGTCGTTTGCGTTGCCGGTAAGTTTGTTGGTGTTGCCATTAGTACCCCAATTTATTTTCGTCTAGTTTGCCAAAAGTAGCATTGTTAAGGATTAGGTAAGCGTTAAGGTCTGCAGCCGAAACGTAAAACGTGTATCGAGCATTGCCCGGTTGCGCATTAAATGCCCAGCCTTCAATAATTGCAGTGTAGGTAGTACCGCGAAAAGCAATGTTTACTTGTGTTCCTACCGCCAAGTTTTGTACACCGCCGAAATTGTTTTGAGCATTGGCAAACATTGAAATAGAAGTAGGCGCAACTTTTGGTGTCTTAAAGTTGTTTAACAAATAGTTGGCGTAGTCAAGTGCCTGTGATGCTGAAGCGTTTACTGTGTTAACGCTGTATGTGCGGTAAGGTTTTAAGCCTGTTTGTACGGTTTGAGCTGCAAAAGACTCTGGGTCTACGGTTGTTTGGGTGTAATAGTTATCTGCGTAACTAGAAAATTCTATTTTGTCGTAACAGTAGTTTGTGGCGTTGTTTATAGTGTCGCTAAAGTTTACTGTTGCTGTTTGGTACGGCGTCGAGCCCAGCAACGCAACTTGGTTTTGATCCTCGTAAAGTCTGCCGTTGATAGTTAAACAAACGTAATTTATCCAGTCTGCCCAAGTTCCAGAAACTGTTGTCGAACCCATTTGTGGGCCTGTACCAAAAACTGGCACATTAAAACCGTTAATTTCTAGCCCGCTTGTCGTTCTTGCTGCACTTGTTTGCGAGAACAAAGAGCCGGCAGCCATGGCATAGTTTTGCCCGCTGGCACGCCCACAGTTTGCTAAGTAGCCTTCAACACTAATTATGAGGTAGTCAGCATTGGCAACGCCGCCAGCGTACGGTATGCCGTATTCAAGCTGCACGTTAGAAATTGTGGCAAAAAATTGTTGGTCATAAGACGCGCCGTTTTTCCATTGTACTCTGACAACTGAGCCGGGCACGATAATTGAGTTTGGGGCTGATGGCTGGCGTACAACAATGGTGCCGCTAAGGCTTGAATATTGGTCTAGTTGACGTTCGCGCCCAGTCTTAAAGTTAATGCTTTGTACGTTGCTAAGCGTGATAGTGCCAGTGCCGCCGGCAGTTTCTACTTGCACTCGAAAATCTTGTACGGCCATTAGTACGCATTGCTCACTTTGATGGGCACGCTGCCGTTTGTGCGCATATAGGCGCGCAGAGCGCTTACTACTGCGTTCGGGTCGCCGCCATTGACGTTTATAGTTACGTTGGCTGTCTCGTTAGATACCCGGCTACCTTCCATATTTGGGCTGGCGTTAATGCTTCCAAGTACTGGGCCAAACGGGTTGGTGGTTGGTGCTGGTGCCGCGCCGCCCTTAAACACATTGCCAAGGCTGGCGTCCAACTGCTCGCCAATAAGCCCAACACTTGCAGGGTCTACAGCAAACTTCAGCAAAAACTCTGTGTTAGCAATGACGCTATTAACGCCGTCCACTATCGCTTGGGCTTGGTCAATACCAGACTTATACCACTTATCTGCCGTCAGTTTGGCTATGCGGTCTGCAGCTGCGTTAATTGTGCTTGAAATACCTACTAGACGGTCAATAGACGCTTTACCGCCGGCAAGTAGTCCTTTGATTATTTCAAGTCCTACGTCTGCCCCAGAGTCAAGAATTGACTTAAGTAGGGCTGGGTCATCTAGCCCGGCTTCTATAAGTTTTTCTATGCCGGTAGATAGGTCGCCAGCCTTTTTAGCTTGTTCGTCGAGTACACCAAAAAATGTTTTTGCGCCTTCGCTGTCTGCTGCTGTAGTCCATGCGTCGCCTACGTTAAATATGCCGCGCACAACGTCGCCAGTGGCTTTATAAAAGTTGTTGTAGTTGTCTGTTGCCTTGGTCAGTTGCTCATTGGCGCGCATAAGCGCTGGTGCAAACTTGTCTTTAACTGCTTGTACCGCATTGTCGTATGCGTCTTTAAGTGTCTGTACCGCCTCGGCATGTTTCTTTGTGGCCTCTGCAGCCTTTTTAGCGGCGTCTGTCGCCTTTTTGGTGCTAGCGGTGCTTTTAGATATCTCGAGGTTGGCTAGGCGTTGTTGCTCAATATCTACCGCTTTTTGGTAGTTGGCGCGTTTCTGGTCTGCGTCAAGCTGTAACAATGTGTCAGACCATGCGCGCGTGTTGGCGTACGCCTCTGCTAAACCTTCATTTGTTTTGTCTAAGCCGGTTTTAAGTTTGCCAAGGTTGACGTTAAGCCCCAGTACCTTGCCGCCAAAGTTGAGAAAACCGCTACCAAGGTTTACAAGGTTTACGCCTGTCTGTTTTAGTTTGTCAGAAAAGCCTTGGGTTTCTTGTACGTTTCGTTGCAACGCGTCCTGTACTGCTTGGAATGGGTCAACAAAGCGCCGTAGTTTGCCGCCAAGTTCACTAATGACGCCGCCTAGGCCGCGCTCGTCCATTATTTTTATTACCTTGTCAACGTAGTCAAGCAAGTTGCCAAGCGCTGGTAACACTTTGTAACCAATAGCTTCTACTACTTCGTCAAAACGTACCCTAAGTATCTGTATACGGCCAGCAAAAGTGTTGGCGTTAGCGGCTGCCGCGCCACCAAACTGTGCGGTAAGTGCTCTTTGTGCTGCCTCAAAGTCTTTAGTTTTAATTATGTTTTCGTCGAGCGGTATGCCCAACTTTTTCAGGCTTGTAAAGTTGCCGTCGTACGCACGCCCAATGGCTGTAGAAACGGCGGCCAAATCCTTACCGGTCGCTTTTGATGCGTCGATACTTAAGGTTAAAAGGTCTTGTGCCTTGCTGGCATCTTTTGTAAAACGGACTAGCCCGGCAAGTGCTGGCCGTAGTTCGTCATCTGCTACGCCTGTGGCTAGCTGGGTCTTGTCAACAAAATCGGCCATGCTATCGGCAAGTGCTTGGTTAGGCCCGAGCGTTGCGCGCAGCTGCGTTTCTAAAAGTTTAGTGCTCTGCTCATCTGCGATAGCGGCCTTAGCCGCCAAGACCAGACCGCCAGCCAATGCGGTAACTGCGCCTGCAGCCGGCAACATTGCTTTCTGTAATAGAAACCCGCTCTTAGCGCCAACGCCTTGCAAGCTCTGAAACTCTTTTTTGGCGCTGTCAAAACCCTTGGTGTTAAGACTTGAAATAATCGGAATGTTGATAGCCATTAGCGTGCTCTTGTCGTTACTAGGTTGCGGTTGACTATTGACATTACGCGCTCGACTATCTTTTCTACTTCTTTTTCTACAGCTGGTAGCACAGAATTGGCGGCAGGTTCTAGTGCGCGCGGCGCTGCTTTAGGGCCGACGTGTTCGCCTTCAGTCAAAAGGTTAGTGACAAACTGGCCGCCGTTACGTATGCCTGCATGGTCCCAGATAGCGCCCGCGGCGTCTTTTTGCTGTAGTACAAGCAGTTGGTATTGTGTCGCCTTAAAATCGGCTGTACGGCCGTTAGAAAAGGTCACAGTACGGGCGCGGCTACCACGTTTGCCAACCACTGTGCGTATGCCGGCTAGGACGCGTTCACGTTTCCAGCCGGTACCGTCACGGCCTTTAATCATGTTGCCGTTAACCATGCGCGACAATGGCGGGCTAGTAGGGATAAACGAGCGCGCAGCTGTCACAAGTCGAGTGCCCGCACCAGCCTGAATGTCTTTAGTAATCTGCCGGCGTAGCGTGCGGTCTACTTTGTTTATCTCGGCAAGAGCCTCTTGAATGCCGTATACCTGATAACTAGCGGTGGCTGGCATGTTCTTTACGCTGCCTTTCTAGAATATCAACAACGGTGGCGAGGTCTGGTAACTCAAAGTCTACACTTGGGGGCCACCAGCCCGTGTGCAATAGCAGTTCTGCTAATTGTCGCCGGACGGTGCCGGCTCTGTAAAACTTTGTGGCTCACTGTCTACAACCTCGAGCAGCTCAACCTCGTTTATGAACTGGTCAAGCGTGCCGGGCACAATGATGCCGGCGCGGGCTGAGGCGTCGTAAGCCATAAAGGCTAAATCTTCCATGCCTACGCCTGCGCCTAGGTCACTGGCTCGACGCTTAAAGCGCCTTTCCCACGCGACAATGACCGCGAGGTTAGTGACTATTTCGTAGGCGTCTTGGTTTTGGCGTTGTACTTTGAGCCGTAATTGCATGTCGGGCTACCTTTCGGGTTGGTTGTTAAGCGATTGCGACTGAGTAGACACCACCGGTAAAGGTAATGTCAATGGTGTCAAGCGCGCCAAGTTGACCGTTGATTAATGGCAAGGTCTCAAGGTATGTGCCGGTCAAAGTGTGCACTGGGTTTGTCGCACTTGTAGCGGCAGACGTTGGCTTAATTGTCACCGTGGTTTGTGTACCAACAAGGGCTTTTAATGTTGCATAAGTTTCAGTGACCGCATAAGAATTATAAAGAGTCACAGTCAAAGTGTTGTTTTCAAGGCCAGACGTATAAACACGCGAGCTTGAGCCAAACGCTGTGGACTCGAGAGCTTCAATAACGCGAGTAAGTACCGCGCTACTGCATTGGTCTGTAAGGTCTACCGAGTTAATGGTGACGACTGGGTTAGAAAGATATGTGCTAGTTGCCATGGTGTTTAATCCTCGCTTGGTTCTGTGTCTGTTTTAGCAGGTTTTGGGTCGGTTTTGGTGGACGTCTCGCTCAGGAAACCGCCGGCAATAAGTGCCAGTACGTTTACGCCGTCTTTTTCTGCAGCTGCGGCGTCAAAGAAATCGCCAATTTTGCCTAAACGTTCGCTTGAAATCTTAAACATAGTTAGCCTTTCACGCTGTCTGTGCTTGCATTGTAATG